TGTATCAAATAAATTACCCATTCTACCAAGACGATACTTTTCAACATCTCGGAAATCAGACACTATTTGATGATTGATTGCAGTATCACTCGCTGAATCAGATGAAGCGGCATCACGACAAGTAGCCCAGACAGCATTATCACATCTTCCTCCTCCATCAACTGGACTATTTGCGCCAGAAACAGAATTGAATGTTGATACAGTATTTCCAACTTTTCCTTTAACTATATTTGTATCTTCTTTTCCAATGAGTGAGACTGTATGTGCTAAATCTTTTCTTGTCGCTTCTACTGGATCTTCACTTTGCTTGATTTGTTGAGTATTTCCCTCATTATCTATCCACTCTTTTGTTATAGTTCCTTCGGATTCTTGTATCAAAATAAGGGGATTATTCATCTTAATTCTCTCTATTTCAATAGAGCCATCACCAAAACCAAGTTGTTTAGCTCCTTTCCAAGCTTTCACTAAAACCTCAAGACCATATTCAGTAGCAGTAATACTCTGAATATCAATCTTTAGTCCATATTCTGCATTTGTGTATTCTCCACAAAAATCTACTTTGGCTATCTCTTGCCCTTTAATTTTTGCTTGCTCTTTAGCGTTTTTATTTTCTAATTTTTGTTGAATACTCATAACTATTGTTTTATTTCAAACCAGTCGGATGTATTACTTCCACAACCCGACCCAGTTGCTTTTCTGTATTCTTTTCCATTTTCTGTTTTTGTTTCATAGACTGTAAATCCAACACTTCCGTCCGGACATTTATGTTCGTGTATTTCTATATCATTAGGAATACCTTGCATATCAACAGTTTCTTTTTCCTTTGTATTCTTTTTTCCACCTTTAATAACTTGGAAATATCGTCCGTGTTTTACTTTAAAAGCTTCTTGTTTTGTTAATATTGATTGAAAATCCATACAAATTAAGCGACTTTAAAAAAGCCCTATAAAGAAGTACAGGGCTTTTTAAGTCTATTGAACCTGAACTTTGTGTGTGATTTGAAGTGTGTCTCCTGATACCAAGTTTTTAGCAGAGAATGTTGCTCGTGAAAGCATTACCCCTGATGAACTTGAATCAAATAGACCAACCTCCTGAACGGCTTGTGTTGCAGTAGAACTAAAAGTATTTAGAGACTGTGATGTGTCGTTTGTCTCCGATGTTGTTACCCTTGAAGTTGTTGCTGAAACTCTTGCCAAAGATGGAGATGTAATTTCTCCTGCCAATGCTGTATTTGCAGACGAAGCTGCCGTTGATGAAGATCCGATAGCAAGCCATTTAAAACCAATGCTTGTTACTTCATTAATAAGACCGGCTACTTCTGCGAATCCTACTGTTGTAATTGTATTACTAATATCTTCATTTGAAAGACACTTGTTGCCTCGCATATGTCGAACATTAAATATTCCTTTAAGAGTTAGTAATGGTTGTGCGCCTTTAAGAATCATAAGCTAATTATAATTAAAACTATTAAATACTCGACCTACGCTTCGGACGTATTCGAGGTTTGAAACCTCTATTATGTCTTTGCGCGTAGTGATCTTGCAGATCATCCTTCTCCCCCGTATCATTTTTTACATTCGGGTCGCCATAAAGCATCCGTTTCAGAATGATGACCTTTTCAGTTAGTACATTCTTTATTGCATAATCCAACGCCATCAGTATAGAAACGATGCTATGAAACATTGGATTAAATCCCGGCTCTTTAGTTGTATCAGTAGATGCAAAAGTATCTGTTGATCTTGAAAGATAAAGCCGGAGTCCATTTGTTTCAGTAACTTTTGTTACATCAGGAGCGGGTTTTGTAATAATAGAATTACCCACCATATCATAAAATTTAGGAATACCTTTCGTCTCTTCAAATTCAGGATATGCCACACTTATTTGGCTTTTATCCATCGGAATTAGTTTTATCCAATCTCCATTTATATCTAAAACTTCTGCACGATCTACTCCAAATACATTTGTTGGAAGAGCATAATCTTCTTGATCATCGACAAGATCTCTTGTTGCGATAGGAAGAGTTGTAAAGTTTGAGTCATCAAACTCCCAATCAGGTACAGCACGCCAAATCCAAGTTGCGACTTTACGCACAGCTTTATTAGCCGATCTTGCTTTGTCGGCTAATGGGTAGTTGTCTGTGTCAGATCCTACAAGAAAATCTGCATCCTGACATAAACCAAATTTTGTTGTTGTATCAAAAAAATCCACGTCTTTATTTGACGTGCTGTACGCATTGAAGAGATGGACTGATCGTCCTACTTATCTTTTACACTATAAAATAATCCTTCATTAGTCAAGAGGTATATGGGGATTGACGTCAATAGATAATTTCTATATTATTAAGATATGAAATATTTATCAGAAGATAATATAAAAACAAAAGAGATCATCTCTCAAATGAGGAAAGAGGGTAAAACTTTTAGAGTAATAGGTCTTGCGTTAGGTTTTAAACGACAAAGAGCGCATAGTATTTTTCATTCTGAAGTATTTAAAAAACAATGCTTCTGTAAAAAACAAATAATTTACACAGGAAAATACTGTAAGGATTGTAAGCCTACTAAAAAAGGTATCGATAGAACTCGTGGACTTGTGAGAATAAGAGATAATTTTACTTGCCAAATGTGTGGTAAAAAACACATAAAAGGAGAAAGAGCTTTTGATGTCCACCATTTAAAAGGAGAGTGTGGTAAAAAATCAAGGACTTATGATAGAATCTCTGAAATAGACAACTTAATTACTTTGTGCCATCCTTGCCATTATAAACATCCTGACTTTTCACAGAGTAAAAAAGCCCCTCATTAGTTAGAAGATATATGTTGATAACTTTACAGCGCGAGTCTGGACATTTAACTTCTAATCCTCCAATCGCGCCCTCTCTTGCCTTTAGAAGAAGTCGATCGCACTTTCCGCACCTTAAGTCTATTGTTTTGTACTTTGATGAATTCATTAATAGGGGAATTAAATAGTTCGAGATTAGGAATAACACAATGTCCTCCTATTTCGCCCTCTGAATGGTGTAAAACAGGTCTCCTGACGTGTTTCATCCCCATCTTACTATATCCGTCATTATAACTTTCATTGAAGCTTTTATAGACTACATTAAAATCGAGACCATTTTCTTCACAGAATTTGTACATAAGTTTCTCAAGAATGACAGACCATCCGTATTGTGTTGTACTCCATAACTTTCCTGCTTCTGTATCATTAGGATTATCTGTTTCAATAATTTCAATACCCGCCTCTTCAAAATATTTCTTAAGCCAAGTAGATTTTGGTGCAAGATATTTTTTAAAAGTCCAAAGAGATTTATCGAGTACTGGATGAACTCCTCGAAGTGGAGAGTGGAAAGCAGTTAGTCCGATTGATGTACCGATTGGAACAGTAGAATGAATTACTGTAAATTTAGGATTGTATTTATTTTTATACTCCTCAACTTGCTGATGAAATTTCTTTGAATATGGAAAGCAAATATGCAAGACATCTATTTTTTTTATATCAACTTCTTCTTCTTTATCTATCATATAAACCTGATGATTTTTTTTCCAAAGTAAAATACGATAGAGTGATCCTCCAACTTCTCCGTTTCCTGCAACAAGTGAAACTATTTTTCTATTAGTTATGGGTAGATTCTTTGACTTCATTTTTATCTTCTTTAATTTGTTGAATTTTAATTTCGTTTGCCTTCCGAACTGCTGTGTAAACAGTTTTAAGATCTACTTCCGCCCAATGAGAACAAATGAAATCTAAATGACACCATACTTTATAACCAAGCTTTTTTGCTTTCATACAGAAAGAAAGATCGAGTCCAAGAGTTTTCATTCCTTGTTTATCATATCGGTTATTAAATGGATTTTTATCTTTTAGCGCTTCGACCACTTCTCTTTTTATAATCATACATCCTGTACCAACAGCATCACACTCAATCATTCCTTCTGTACCATCCATTTCTTGAACGTGATAAGGAGCAGGATGATTTTTCTTTTCTTCTTCAGAATATTCTTTAAGTACAAGAGGAACAACTGCTCCATCCATATATGCAAAACATACAGGACTCATAATATCTTGCTGATGATCTACAAGATCAAGAATATTTGTTGGAGGAATAATGTCAGAGTCAATCATCAATAAATAATCGTACTCTTTTTTATTTAAGAAATCCTTAACGATTTTATTTCTGTTAAAAGAGATTGGCTTATCTGCCGGATAAGTAATGTGCAATCTGTACTTATTTTGATGAGTCAGTTCGGTTATCGTATAAGATAACTCTGGACGGATCTCTCCCTGATTAAGTACAGCTATATATACTCCTTTTGATTCTTCCATAATTATATTTTTATTTTAAATTTAGTAAAAAACTCTCTAATTTTCATACACACATAATCTACTTCTTTTTTTGTCATATCAGTATAGGTTGGTAAATACAAACCTTCACGCGAGAACTGATATGCTCTTGTTGTTGTATAAGTATTACTTCGGTACATTGGTTGCTCTGTCATTGGCTTAAAAAACACTCGTGTCTCAACTCCATTCTCTGCAAGATACTTTCTAAACTCCTTTCTTATATCAGCACGAACTCTTATATCATACATCCAAAGCACATCTCTCTTTGGCATTAACTTTAGATCCACATCAACATCTTTCAATCCTTCATTATACCAAACTTCAATTTGTTTTCTTTTCTCAAGTATTTCATCTATCATTTCGACCTGCGAGAGAGCAACCGCCGCTTGCATATTTGTCATTCTGAAATTGAAACCAAGTTTCTTATGCAAGAAAGTATGATCTTTATCAAATGACATTGAGCGAATATGTCTCATCTGCTCTGCAAGACGTGGATCATTCGTAAGACAAATTCCTCCCTCTCCTGAAGTAATTATCTTATTCCCAAACAAAGAGAAACAAGCAATATCTCCACGTGGTTTAATTCCGTGTACTTCACAAGAATCCTCAATTACAAGAAGATTTCTTTCATAAGCTATTTTCATTACTTCATCCATATCACATTGCCGTCCGTAAATATGCACAGGCATTATTGCTCGTGTATTCATATTGATTGCTCTATCAAGTAAGGAAACATTTATATTCAAATCATCTCCACAATCTACAAAACGAATAGCTCCTGCATTGTACGAGACTGCCCAAGCAGATGCTATCATTGTAAAATCAGGCACTATAACTTCATTTCCGGGTTTTAAATCAATCGCACGCATTGCCACAGTAAGCGCCGTAGTACCTGATGAAGTAGCTACCCCGTATTTGTAACCATTATAATCAGCCCAAGCTTGTTCAAACTTTTCTATATAACCTCCTTTAGATGAGATCCAATTTGTATCATAAGCATCTAAAAGATATTCTCTACCCTTTTTGTTTAAGTAGGGTTTACTTACAGGAATCTTCATAGTCATAAGTTGTCATTCTTCTTACTAATTCTTTAAAATCAACCTTTGGTTTCCAACCAAGTTTTTCTTTAATCTTTTTAGGATTTCCTTCGAGATGTCTCACTTCATTCGGACGGACATAATGTTTATCAAATTTAATTGATTTATTCTTATCAAAATCAAATCCTGAAATATCCTTCATCACATCAAATGCTTCTTCAATAAATTCCCGTACAGTATGGGTCTCCCCTGTTGCAACAACATAATCATCTGGAGTATCCTGTTGAAGCATAAGCCACATTGCCTCAACATAATCTTCAGCGTGTCCCCAATCTCGTTTAACATCAATATCCCCAAGTGTAATGTGAGAAGCTTTACCCGTTGCCATATCTGCAAGTCCTTTGGTTATTTTTCGAGTAACAAAGTTTTCTCCTCTACGTTCTGACTCGTGATTAAAGAGTATTCCATTACAAATAAACATTTTATAACTATCTCGATAGGTCTTTGTAATACTATTTGCATAGAGTTTAGCATCTCCATAAGGAGAACGTGGTCTAAAAGGGGTATTTTCATCCTGTGGAGCTTCTTCAGGATCTCCGGAATATAATTCAGAAGTAGAAGCTTGATAGATTTTTGTATTAAGTCCAAGTATTCTTACGGCTTCGAGAACATTCAAAACTCCTACAGCATCAACTTGAGCAGTATAAGCAGGTGTTTCGTATGAAACTTGAACGTGAGATTGAGCGGCAAGATTATAAATTTCATCTGGTTGTGCTTGTTTGAAAATATAAAGTAAAGAAGCAATATCTGTTACATCCCCATAAAGAAGTTTAAGATCTCCTCTATTCTGATGATCAGTATAAAGATGTTCTATTCTTTCGCGGTTAAAAGTAGAGGCACGCCGAACAATCCCATAAACTATATATCCCTTATTTAGAAGAAACTCTGCAAGATATGAACCGTCTTGTCCAGTTATGCCAGTAATTACTGCTGTTTTATTTTCCTTCATAAAGCTCTTGAAAAGTTTGCTCATAAACAGATTTCAATTTCGACCAAGACATCTCCTTTGCAAGTTCATCTGACTTATTAGAGAGTTCTTTAATTTTCTCATTTGGCATAGCGGCAAATTCCTCAATCTTATCTGCCAATGTACGAGGATTGATAGTTACGGCTTTTATACTTCGAAGAGGTAATTGTACTTCATACTCTGCATCAGGTTTAAAGAGCATTTCTTTAGGTAGAATTGTATTGTATGGATCTCTATCTACTGCAATCACAGGATAACCAGCAGAAAGAGCTTCTTGAAGTGGAAGAGAAAGTCCATCAAATTTATGGGCGTGAATATAAATATCCCCCTCTTTCCAAAGTTTATCGTAATCTACTTCTCCCATTTGTATCTCAATACGAGAATCCCTAATTGACTCATCCATAGGAACTTGAGTACGGATTATAAATTTCACATCAGCTTTAACCATCTGAATTGCATATAAGAATTCCTGAAGAGAATTGCGTCCCCCATATCCCCCGTGTCCATTATTAAATATAAAAGTTTTGGCTTGAGTACGCTCTTTAAATTCTACCTCCCTACGATTGACTGGTACTGGTACGAGTTTCTTATTTCCCCACAGCGTATCAAAGTCAAGTTGCGTAGGACAAAGGTACATATCCGGCTCTGATGGCATCTTTTTTTGAGGAGGAGTCCACTCATACATAACCATAAGGGCAGTCTTAACACCCATTTCACGCGCTATTTTATAAAAATTCCAATTATATGGAGTTTCGAGTGTAAGGACGACATCCAAACCTTCAAGAAAAGTCTTGATTTCGTAAAGAGATGGAATCCCCCTATCACAAATTGTTGTTTTTTCTTCATCATATCTTTCAAAATCAGTAGGATATTCTGCTGAGACTACCATTATCTTATCAAAATTAAGATTTTTAGATAAATCCCAAGATAAAATTCCTAAACCTGAATTATCTGCGCGAGCTACAAGCCCGACTTTAAGCTTTTTTGACATATCCAATTATAATTTTAACATTATCATTATTAGTAACAATTTCGACTTCACCATAAGAAGACAATAAATCTTTAATATCTTTCTTTGTATAAGCCCATAAATGCTCATCCGATACTGCTGGTTGTGAGATAATCTCCTCGAACGGCACAGATACCGCCAAATATCCTCCCGACTTCAATACTCGCATACCTTCCCTTATTGCATCTTCCGGTCTCTCTAAATGTTCAAGCACCTCTCCCATAACTATATAATCAAAATACTCATTGTCAAAGCCCATATTGTATATATCTCCAACAATATAATTTACTTGAGGGTGGCGCTTCTTCAAAACTTCAATAACATAATGGGCGTGATCGAGTCCCCAAGACTCCGTATTTGGAAAAGTTTTAATAATTTCGTGAGCCATTGGAGAATTGAAACACCCTGCATCCAAATATCGACCTCCTTTAAAATGCTTTACAAGTTCCTGAAAGCGTTTGAAGTCAATATAATGTTCTTCCTCCTTCCATCTATGAATAAACATATCGTTTGACATCTCTGGAGTATTTAAATTTGTTTTATTTAATCTTCTCATAATAAATAGGACAGCGCAGTTAGACCACGCCGTCCTTAAAATCTAATTCTATTCTTCGACCATCCTTTGTCATAAAGAAAGCACGATCTTTCCCCTCGAAAGTTAGAGCGCGTACAAAATGAGTAAGATCTGCTACTTTCTGCATATCCTTTTTAGTATAAACCTTCCTTAAAGATAAATCTTGTTTTTTAGTCTTATAACTCTTCTTAAGAAGTTTCTCAAAATAATCCTTAAACATCTTAACCAATATTACCATTCCCGTACCAAAGAGATCTTCGGCAGTATCTTCAAGAAGAACATCAAAATCTCGTATAGCAATAATATCCCCGTGATCTACCTTTTCATCAACTACGTGTAAAGTTATTCCTGCTTTCTTCTCTTTATTGATTATAGACCAACTAAAATTTCCTGATCCTGCATTTTCAGGTAAAATTCCCGGATGAAAATTATAAATCCTTTTCCCTGTTATTTGAGAAGGAGTTAGGATTCTTGCATAAAGCACCGAAATAAGTACATCAGCAGTTTCATCAACTAAAGTTGTATATTCAGATAATTCCCAACCTTTAGGAAGATTCTCATTAGCCCAATCAGCACAAGTCTCTCCCACCTCTCTTGATGTTAAAATTTGTATCTTCATTTTTTCAACTCCTTTAATCTATTAAGAACTGACTCTGCCATCTTTTCAGGCGTATATTGATCTGTAAATATTATAGCATCTTCTATATTCACTTTGCGAGGATTTTCCCACATATCCTTCAGCTTCGCCTTAAAATTTGAATACGAATCATATTGAAAATACTCTGCCTTATCTCCAAAATAATCTTGCCCTCCCTGATAATATGAGTTTGACATCAGCACCGGCTTACCAAGACGATATGCTTCAAGAAGTGTAAGACCACCTGTGGACGCTTCATACATAGGACAGACTACAAATGAGCAATTTTGGACTACTTCTTTATATGCCTCCCAACTCAATCGTTTATTCGTCTCTTGATATGGGATATCAAGCGCCTCACAAGCTTTCTTAAACCAATGAAGTGTCTTATCGGGCATATCACGCATTGCGTTCAAAGCATAATGCCGATCCCTTACTTGACCTTTTGCTTCAAAAAACTGTGCTGAAGTTTTGATTATATGGTTTTTCTTAATATTAAAATACTCTTTATTTCGCTTTACTACGGACTCTGAAGGACACCATACTTCAATACTCTTTTTAAGCAGTTCTCCATATCGCTTAAAATCATACTCGCCATCTCGCGGAGTCGTCCACACCCACTTATAAATATCCCAATTATAATTGATCATAGGTACATTCGGACACTGTTTGTGGAGTTTCTCAATCTTATCCATCTGAGTTACAGACCAACCAATAAGAAAATCACAATCATCAGAGATTTTATCTACTAATATTGTATGATTATCCACATCTCCTAAGATATATGGATTTAAATCGTAAAGGAAATTTGGAGGATCAGGTAATGCTAATGCTATTTTCATATAGTTCTTATTACTTCGTGATCAAATGGACTTGAATATTCTAATATAAGTATATTTTTAGATACACGCCGGAGTTCTTCCTCAATTTTCCCCCATTCCTCCCAACCAAGATTATCAATAATCATTCGCTTCATTGAGATACATACTGCCCAATTAAAAACTTTATCATCAAATTCAAGTTTCTTAAGGTCTCTTTTGAAGAAAGTTTTATTAGGATAAAGTTCACGTGCTTTTTCTATAAAGGCAAAGGATAAATCAACTCCCACATAATCACCTTGTATCCACTCCGATAATCGACCATAACCACAACCAGCATCAAGTACCTGTCCCTCCACTCCATATTCAGAAAGAAGTTTCTGATGAGCTTTACCAATTCTTTCCCAATCATCAGGATCAGTATCATAAACCGCAATGTGAAGTCTGCCTAATTTAACTCCTGCATTTAAACGAATTTCCCAAAATTCATCTTTATTTACTGGTTTTGAGTATTTGTTCATCTTCTAATTTTTTTAAAATCTCCACAACTCTATCTTGATAAGTATATTTAGAAGTTACAAGTTCATATCCTGCCTTTTGGATTTTCTTTCGCTCTTTTTTGTGTTCAAGGTAATAATCAATTTTCTCTTTAAAATCAAGTCCATTCAGATAATAGACAAGATGCTTTCCATCAGTAAATTCCTTTTTCATTCCTTCAAGTTTTGGATGAATAAGAAAACCTCCTGATCCGAGCATCATATAAACACGAGACGACCAGTAAAAATCGTTTTGGATAGAGCGTGGAGCTACTATAACCTTCGCTGTTGCACAAAGATCGTAGAGTTCTCGACCAAATACATTATTATAGAGTTTAAACCTGTCTCCATAAACAGCTTTCAAACCTTCAACAAAGTTTATTCTATCTCCATAGATTGACCCTAAGAATACAACATCGTGGGCATACTTTTCATTGAATTTCCCAAGCTTCATATCTTCATTTCCAACTCCCTGCATAACTTGAGAAATATTGTTATAGTTGTTTCGCCGTATCCAACCGCCGTCAGTTATAAACCCCCAATCTGTAAAGGGTAAGAGAGCGCGCAACCAAGTTTCACGCTGTCCTCTATCAATCTTATCGAAATACCAAAAGATTTTAGGACAAGTTATTTTATTCAATAACTCAACTATTTGAGGAAGTTCAATGCCAGTATTTTGACCTCCTTTGTGGAATAGAAATAGATCTGCTGGCTCTGCCACTATTGCTTCCAAATCAAATTCTTTCTCGTTAAAAACCACTACTTCGTGTCCGAGTTGTTCGAAGGCATATTTAATATGTTCCTCTGTCGAATCGCTAAAAACATTTCCAAAATTTCCCAAGTATTTTATCTTCATTAGAATTTAAGATTAAATCTCGTGTTGCGGAGTCGGATCTCGTATAAACCTACCGACTCCGCCCTACGAGATGGAGGGCGGATAAAAGCGTTAAAGCTGAAATTTAGGAAGTATCGCCTGCCGCGAGAATCTTTACTCCTGCTTTAGCATTGAGAGTTGCCACGCCATAGGCGAGGTCTCCAATGACAACTTTTTTGAGACTTTCGGAGTCTTTCTCCTGAATACGAATACCATTTGAAGTAGCACCCTGAAGTGCTGCTTTCGCGTGGACTAACGCTCTTGTGTGCAAAATTGCGGATGAAAATCCACTTGATGCCGGAGCGGGCGTATTAGCAGTAAGAACAACAGGTACACCATAAAGCATATCGTGAACGCCTTTTGGAAGTGATGGTTTGCCAAATTGAGAAGCATCATAATACTTCTGAATTGTCATTATATCATTCCAGTACACTTTAGGATGACAGAAGAATACACATTCTTCTTTTGGAATTGAGTTTGAACTCAAAATTCCAAATGCCTTTTCTAAAGTTGTAGCCAATAGTGAAGTACCGGAAGCACCAACAGAGTTTGTCTGATTATCAATCTCCGCGAGAAGATCGGTATCATACTGTTTAGCGAGTCGGTATGCTATTGCGCGTGCATAACTGCCCTTGATGTTAGCCGACTTCATAACTTGCGCCCACTGAAAGTCAGTGAGATCGTATGAAGCGCCCTTCCACTTATTAACCGTAAGGTTAGTATTAGTGTCAGAGAGGTTTGTTGCGGTAACTGCACCAGTCGTAGTCTTAATGTCGGATGCTGTGAAGCTATCAGCAACATTAGGAATATGAATGATATCACCGCCCCCTGCTACATCACCTGAATAGTCTGCAAAAAAAGGAGCTGCAACTAACTTCTGTTCAAAGAAGAAGTTTATTCTCGGACTCCAAATTTCAGGCGTAAACGCCGTGAATGTTTGAGTAGCCAAAGTATTTATACACCTTTGCTATCTTTTTGAGAAAGCTTGTCTTTCTCATACTTTGCAAATTCCTGATCAGACATATTCCCAATTTCTTCGGGTGTCTTATCAATAACGGAATCTGCTCCGGAAGATGGCGCGGGTGTTGCATTATCCTTAACGACCTTCTCCCTATGAGCCATAACGAAAGTCTTGAAGGCATCAGACTTACTGGCTTCTGCCGGAGTAATCTCCATTCCTTTTGCAAGGACTTGAAGATGATCCAACTCCTCTGCGGAGTATTCTCGTAAGGCATTAACTGTCTTGGCGAGATTGATAGGATCACTTGCAGGAGATTGATTATCACCTGAAGGTGCGGGAGAGCTTTCAGGTTTCAAATCCCCAAACTGTTCCTTATACTTTTTGTTTTCAGCTTTCGCTTCTTTCTCGGCTTTTTCGGCATTTTTCATCCGAATATAACCGGGATTTCCTTCATCAAAGTATTTGGGATCAGGATCTTTTGGTTTTCCGTCCTCATTTTTTGGCGGGACTGGAGGTTGTCCATCTACCGCATCTGGTTGAGTTGGTGCAGGACTTTCTGTACCTGCCTCATCCATTGTTGGTGGTAAATCTATTTCTACACTCATATTTTGAATTACGTCATAAAATATGGCTAAAACGACCTTGAGGTTTTACGAGACCTCTTACTCGATTTCAAAAACATTGAAACTAAATTGAGTTTTTCTTACTGGTCGGCTGTCGTTCAGCTTCGATCTGTTTAATTAAGATCATCCACGCTTTCATATCTCTCGAAAGTAAAATATGCGTATCCCTTTCCATTCCTTGCTTCATTCCTATAATATCTTCATTTAGTGTTGTTCGTCTCTTTTCCAAGAGTGGTATAAGGATATGCCTATTATTATATATAAAAGTTTTTTCCTCGTGTGTCAATTTCATATATGTTGATAACTATACCACAGCTTGTGAAGTGCCTCTAACATTTCCTCTAACTGGAGACGGTCGAGGTGCGCTTCCACGATTTGCAGAAGCACCAGTTACAGCACTTTCTACTGTTGGGGGGTCAGTATCAACTGTTCCTGCTTCAATAGGATTAAGTCCTCCAAGATCCATCCAGCGATTGAATAATCTTCGTGATCGAGGGTCATCAAGCATCTGTGGATTTTGTGAAAGCATTGTAAATACTGTTTGATAGGTTGTCAGTTTAGCAGCAACATCTACCATTTCATTTGTAATAATTACATCTGCATTTTCCTGAACATTATCGTAGTAACCTTTTGGAATTATAAGTTCTTTTTGTTTCTTCAAAGTTTCTGCTGTTGTTGCTTTTATAAGTTCAACAGTTTGTTCATCAGGCATCTTTCCATTCTTTGAAATGTAATTCATTATTTGTTTATTTACTTCACGAGTTTGGAATACTCCTCTAATCTTTGTAATTTCATCTTCATCAAATTCTCCAAGCATAAGTTTATGTTCTAATCGTCTTTCTTTTTTAAATTCAGGAATAATCCAGTCGGTAATAATCCCTTTAATAAAGATTCCAAGTTCTTCACGTTTCATATCATAAAAGCCACCAGCTTGTGCGAGTGTTGCTTGTGTTGTGCCGAGTGGGGTACCGGCAGGAGGGCGTTCTCCTGAAACTTCAGGATAAGCAAAAGTTCTTTCTTTAATATTTTTATCCCATTCTTGAGTAAAGTCTCTGTAAGCAGGAAGATTTTTTTCTTGATTATTTACTTGAGTTAATGGTTCTGATGATGTAAGCACTTCTCCATTTTCAACATCAGTCAAAAGATTACGCAAGAACGAAGTATCTTTTGATTGGAAAATAATTTTAGATGTCCAATCAAGTCCTGTATTTTTAAAATCTTCAACTCTATTTCTATTTATTTGCGCTTCAAAAAGTTTTTCAACAACACCACGTCCTGCAAGTCGTCCTCGAATATTATCCCACTTCAACATTCTATATAAATCTTTTAATTCTTTTTTATCAGTATGTAAAACAGTTCCTTTCTCTGTAACAATTTGGTAATTAGTATCTTTAAAATCAGGATGTTGTCCGTATCTTTCGAAAACTTTTATTCGCTTTGTAGTTTCCATTCGCGCTTCATTTATTGCAATTTTAACATTCTTCCAAGTACCAATCATTTCTTCTAACTGATGTTCTGCCATTTTATGTTCGGCAGTAATGTAACGTGATGTTTCTAAATCTTTTGCATCTGCTTCAAAAACTATTGATGCTGGATGAACATTAAAAACTTTATTACCATCAGCTTTTTTTGCAATTATAAAACCATATTTTGGAAGTGAGTAAATAAATTCATTTAAAATCATTCCAAAATTTCTTTTCTTCATCCATAAATTTAAATCACGAGTATAAATCCAAGATGGATAAAAAGATTTTCCATCACTTGCTTTTATTCGAATGTCTTTTGTATCTAAATCAATTTGCTTTGATGCGACAAGTGTTGGATTTTCAATTACATTATAAAAAGCTCTCTTCCAACCATTCTCATCTACATCTCCACCTTGAAATTTATCAACCCAATACATATCAATAAGAGAAATAATATTTGGAGTAGTGCGAGCAAAAGATGGAGCGAACTCAAGTTGCTTTTTTTCGTACTCACCTTTCTCATTGGTGATTGTTGTTATTAAATTTTTTCCCGCATCATTCGCCATTATTTTTATTGTATTTATAAAAGACAAAATTGTAAAGGACAAAAGGTCAAGGTGTGGATAACTATACAAATGACCTTTTGCGTTGTAACATACCTTTTTTAATTTCTTTTTGTAAAATTGTTTCTCCGGACGCTTCGACCTGTAAAGAGAATACTGCGAGCATTAGGGAATTGACACAATCATCGTGTGATCCGCGTGGTGCGCCATACGTCATAGTTCCAGTTTCAGTCATTTGATAACCAAAAATTTCAAGCTCTTGAATAAGTTGAGGATGTTTAGGAATGATAATTCTCTTTTGTTCTATCCATATTGAGAGCTTCTCAATAAGTTGTTGTTTTGATTTATTGGTATATTTCATATCATCTACCATAAGTCCCTCCCTCCTTAAATCGTCCGTTATAGGATCGCCAACTCCCGTAGAGTCAATATAAATACGAGCATTATTATATCGCTTTGCGACATTTTTGATACGCTCCTTTTGTAAATTCCAATCTATGTCCTTAAAGCGATCTATAAATACAACAGTATTTGAAGTTTTGTCAATAACAGTTAAAACAGTAAAGTCCCTATATTTCGCCAAATCCACCCCCATAACGTAATGCCGTCCTTTCTGCACATCTTTTGAGATATTTTCTTTAATTATCTCCAAAACACCACGAAACACAGATGAAGTATCGTCAAGGAATTCTGCTTGATATTCCTGCCTAAAAACGTGATCAGGGAGGTTTTCTTTTGCACGATCCCATTCCTCGATTGGAAAGTGAGGATTATCTTTAGAATTAAATTTAAAAGCTCCCCCCAATTTCTCTGCTTTTACATACTCTTCGTGAAACCAAGTACCTCTACCAGTAGGAGTGGAGATAAAAATTACCTTCCCTTGTCGGGAGGCAAGTGTCGGAAAGAGGAACTGTTCCCAAACTCTCCTATTTATTGGCGCGGCTTCATCCACTATCATTAAATCAAGTTCTTCTCCCAATAAAGAAGTCGGGTTTTCTGCTGATTTACATTCCAATATAGCACCACGAGCAGTAGTGATCTTCGGTACAGGACGATTAGTTATACCTTTTACTTGAGAGGGGGCTACTATCGCAAACCATCTCACTAAATAATTAAACACTTTCTGCGTCAAATCGTAAGATGGTGCAACTATCCAAACGTTCTGATTGTCCTTCAGAAGCGCCTTAAGGGCTATATAGGCACATAAAGCCGATTTACCCCATCTACGACCACAACACAGCGTAACTATCCGTAGAGTCCCAACTACACGTATAACTTCAGCTTGATTAGGATGAGGAAACCAATCTATCTTCTCTTGAAGTCTCTCGTCTGATATTGTTTTTTGTTCAGTTTTCTTCATCTTTCATTAAATTAAAAAACTCACAACAAATATGACACAATAAAGCATCCGTTTCAGAATCAAAGCAAACATTATTTTTCAATACAAAAGTACGAAAACAACTGCTACAAGTAAATATATTATTCTTCAATATTGTTTTCATCATATTTTTGTCTTTTATATACTCCATCTTTCATAAGTCTCGCATCCCTAAAATGTCGATATTGAAGTTGTCGAGTCTTATTTGATCTATGCTCCCTATGTTTCCGCTTTGGACTATTTCTTACACTTTTTTGACGTCTTGATGGCATTAAATATTCTATGTAAGATTATTATTTTCCTAATAAAATTAACCTTTGTAGTAAATATCGGATCTCCAACCTCCCCATAACACTTCCCACATATCCCAAAATCTCTCTTTATCCCCCTATAATTATACTTAACACCATAACAACCCACCTTATGGCAAGGTGATATATTAAGTGAATTATATATATTCCATTTCATATATTTATTATAGTTTAATTGATAAATGTTTTCAAATTACCTATTTTCTGTATGTGGATAGGTATATATATTTCAACCCGCTGTCCTTGTCCACCCCCGCCCCCTATCATTTTTATCTCTATTTATAGCCATATATCTATTAGGTGTATTTCTTATGGTTTCAATTCTTTTCTTATTTTAACACACTTGGTTATTAGTTTATTTGTATGTATG